CTTGCAGCGATTATGGGTAATATCAAATCAGAAAGCAATTTCCATCCCAACATCTGCGAAGGGGGTGCTAGAGTTCCTTATGATCGTTGCCATCGGGGCGGGTATGGACTCATTCAGTGGACTACTCAGAAACGGTATGATGGTTTAGGCACCTTCTGTAAGAAATATGGTTGCAATCCTAGCAGTATTGAAGGGCAGACTCGTTATATGATAAACGAGTCCCAGTTCCAAAAACTTCTTCCCGAGTTTGAGGGACGTGGATTTACTGTTTCGCAATACATGGTTCCTTCTTATTATTGGTTAGGATGGGGCATCAAAGGATATCGTGAACAATACGCTTATAACTATAGTAAGAAATTAATCTGGGCATGATCAAAAAAGTAATTAAAAAGGGAATCAAAAAACTCAAAAACGTTTTCATTCCTAGGAGCGAGTTCATTGAAGAAACTCCTAAAAAAACTCAAAAGAAACAATCAACTTATACAGGAGTTGTTGCCCCTGTTGTTACTCCTCTTGATTCTTGGTTTTCTAAGCCTGTAAAGAGTCAAAAGGTGGTTGCCTATGAAAAGCACGTTGCTCAAAAATTGAGAAGCAACGAATTATGGAAGCAGCACAACCGAAGAAAGAACCTGAAAATATTCATCAACAGATGTATGAACGTGCTTCTAAGTATTGGGGAACGTGGAAAGAAGAACTCCCTGGTGGTTCTGAAAACTTCCAATCTGGTCCTGGTGCTTGGAACTCTGGTACTGGTATGGGGCAGTTCAAATGACAGAAGATTGGAGATACTCTGACGATAGAATGAAACTTCGTGAGCAAGTTCTCAATCTACTTTTAACACGATTTGGTGGTTTGCTAGACGAAAATGGTGAACCTCAATATACAAATCAGTCGATGTATGAGTGTGCCCATGATTGGGTATCTCAAGGAAATGTGGGTACTAGCGGATTGGTTAAATACTACAAAGCGTATTACACATCATGAAAAATGCTATTATTTCTGGAATACTCTTGGGCATTGCTCATGGAATGAGTGTTCCAGTTTTGAGTAATGAATCTAATCTAAAAAATGGATTCTATACTATGGATTCTTTGGGTTGCATGATCGTTCAAGAATGCACCAAAGATGTCCGAAGAGTCAAGAGTATCGACGATATTCGTAAAGAGTATCCTGATTCTGATTTTGATCTTATTGCTGACGAGTTTGACTCGATGCTGGTATCCCTTGATAAGGTCGGAGTTATGGTTTTTCTAGGTGATGAAAGGTATTTCCCTCCTGGTCACCGTGGTGTTTATCATACCGTATCTAATAACTTTTATTTGAATGATGCTTTTATGCATCGTCAAGGTGTATTGATGTCTGTGATGCGTCACGAAGGATGGCACGCTGCACAGGATTGTATGGCAGGTTCTATCAAGAACTCTATGATTGCCATCATCAAACCAGAAGAGGATGTTCCTAATCTTTGGCGTGAGATGGCAGAGCGTACCTATCCCGCCTCAGCGGTTCCCTGGGAAGCAGAAGCAGGATGGGCAGGTAGAACAGAGGGTATGACTGCAAAGGCACTGACTGCTTGTGCAGAAGGTAAGATGTGGGAAGTGTATAAACCTACACCACTCACTGAAAAGTGGTTGCGTGAAGAAGGATTTATGGACTAAATACAAGAGCCTTGCTCTTGTTAAATGCCAGAAGAAGTAAAAGAATCGAAAGAACAAGAAAAGAAAAAAGGATTTTTTGGTAAAGTAAAAGAAGCTGCTACTGACCATGAAAGTCAGTTAGAAGCAATTAGCACTATGGTCAGACTTGGTATTCTTGTTTGGTCTGGTGGTATTTTGACTCTTGCTTATATCAAACTTCCCGCTGCTTTTGGTATTCCAGAACAAAAACTTGATCCCACTTTTATCGCATCAGTCTTCACTGGAGTTTTAGCTACATTTGGAGTTCAGACTGCAAAGAAATCTGGTGATGGTACAATGAAGATGGGTGCCGCTGGTGGTGTATCCAAAGCAGATTTAGAGAAACTCATTGCTGCTGCAGCACAAACAGCACCTGCTCAAACTATTCGTATTGAGCAAGCACCAATTCAAATTGCAACTCCTCCTGCTCCTAAGAAAGACGGAGAACCCCCTGTAATGCCTACGGTATAGTAAAATGCTACTCTTAACCATGTTTATTGTTGGACATATGGAAATCGGTGAGGGTATGTGCCGAACCGATCTAATGATGATTGATAAACCACTTGCAATTGAATATCCATGTGAGTACTATTCCGAACTACGGGATTTGGATAAGAGACTTAAGGAATGGTGAAATGAAATTCAATGCTACACCACCAAAATTATCTTTTAGATGGACTGCACTATCTGTGGGGGTTTTGTTTGGTGTAGCACACTTGGGAGTTCTCGGACATCTGATAAGAAAAGATCAATTACCCATTATCAATTTACCTGTTGGTGATTATACTGCTTATCAGGTAGAGGCATCGAAGCACGGATACAGTATTCAGTATCGTGCTAATTCTCCTCATGTAATGGGTAAGGATAAAGTTATTGTGAAGAAGAATGGATTTTTTGGTATTGGTGGAGACACTAAGATAGTTCAACAGGAACAGTACACCATGGACGGAGCAACTCATCTCCGAGGTGGTGAAGTGGGAAAGTTGACTGCTCAAAACTTAGAATGCATCAAGGCGGAAGGTGGTGGAGAGTCAACGGGAAGAATAGTCGGTGCTAGTATGGGTGCCGCTGCTGCTCCTTGGTTTACTAGTATTCCTTATATTGGTTGGGTTGCTGCTGGATGGGTAGCAATGTTTGGTCAAGAAAAGGGTGCTGAAATTGGAGGAGAAATTGCTACTGCAATGAAGGATTGTGACTGATGGAAAAACTAACTGAGTATAAGTTTGAATTCCAATGGGGTGGTGAAGACACCTGGTTCACCAAGGCAAATCGGTGGGCAAAGAAACAAAAGTATCCCATCAATTACCTTGCCATAGGTTTGATATCTTGGTTATGGGTAAAGTGGGTTGATGGTAAAGTTCAATTAGAAATGGCGGATGTTGATAAACAAGCAGAAGAAATAGTTGAACAGTGGGAAGAAGAGGAGAAGAAAGAACCTACTGTTGAAATCAAAGCGTCTGATATTGAAGGTCTTGATGAAGTTCGTATTCGAGCACCCTTCTTTGTAGATGGTGATTGGAATGATATTTCATTAAATTATAAGAAATGGCGATGAAAGATATAAACGATCCTGTTTGGTCAGTTATTATACTATTATGCTGCGGACTCGCATTTACGGCATATTGTGTGATATATATCTTACGCCTCGCATTTCAGGAGATGGAAGAGGATGTCCAAGAGACTCAAGGCAAAGAAGAAGGGCAAACAGTCGAAGCAGTTTCAGGGGAATGCGACGGCGAGGAAAGCCAAGAACGGGGGTAAGAAGTAATGGGGGCAATGACACCACCAAGTCGGAAGAGTTGTTATAACTTCCGAGTTGTAGAAATAAATAGAGTTGTAGACGGCGACACAATCGATGTCACTATTGACCTGGGTTTCGATCTTTATAAGAAAGAAAGGGTCAGAGTGGCAGGAGTCGATACGCCAGAAAAACGAACACGCGATCTCGAAGAGAAAGCACTTGGTTATGATGCAACCAACTGGCTCAAAGATGCGCTCGATGGTGCTATCGCTGGCGATGATGATCTCATTATTAGGACTGAGCTTGATGGGGGTGTTGGTAAATACGGTAGACTCCTGGGATGGCTTTACATCGGAGACGAAGAAGTCTCACTTAACGAACAAATGATTGAGCAGGGTTACGCCTGGGCATATGATGGCGGAACCAAGCAGAAAAACTTCGAAGAACTACGGGAAATCCGTAGAGCACATGGTACATTAGTGGAGTAATTCAATGCAAAAAGTAGTAAATGCAGTAGCACTTTTATCTGGTTTAGTATCACTCAGTGTTGTTGCTGGTGGTGCATATCTATATCTAAACAAAGATGCAATGATTGAGAATGCACGTCAGAGAGCAATCGAAGAAGTCACAAAGACAGTAACCGAAGCACTTCCTGGTATGATCAGTGGTGCTATGCCCAAGATGCCTAGTGCTACTGGTGATATTCTCAACACAAAACCTGCTATTCCTGGGTTATAAGACTATACATAGTATAGAATTGAGGTTTTATTATGGCTGCTACGACGAGAAGAAAAAACAAAGATGCTGAAAAAACATTTTTTCTTTATGTGTTTTTCTATCATCTTTACTCATCAATCTTAAAATTTTTCGTTGATGATTGATGCCTGAAATTAGAGAAATCCAAATCAGAACTTTGGATATTCCAAGGATTTCTGATTGGTTGAATATATACCCACAAGCAATCCCACCTGTTGTCCCAGTCACTCAAAATATTGGGACACCTATTGTCAACCTTCCCGGTTGTGTGGAATCACATCCTGATGCTGGTAAAAGTAAAACACTGGCTCAGGATGATCCCGATGGTGTGATGACATATTGTGATGGAACAGTACCATCATTCAATCCAATAGATTATTCGCCAGAGGATATGACTATTGAAAGGTCTGTTCCTCCACCAAAGGTAGAAGCACCAGAAACACCAGAACTACCAA